ATTTTGGGATCTAACAGACTTGTTTGATAATACTGTTCAGAACGATATGGTGTGGTATTTGAATTCAACCGGCGATGGATACGGTGACGGTGACATTGACGCACAAGAAGTTATCGAACACGTATTCCATACACTTCATATGCACGGTTTACCTGCAGACGACATAAAACTATATCAGTTCTTAGCCTCTGACTGGCAGACAGGTGATTTGTATGCGGCAATGGAAGAAGCATACGATGCCAGCAAGTGGGATCCATCAGGTTATCAAGAAAATTCAGATGATTGGAAAACAGATTCAGATGCATTTGAAGTAGCCGCAAAAGAATACTTGTACTTGTTAAACTTTGCTATGTTTGAATACACAGAATTATGGGACGGTGGAAGTCTTGCTCCAGAATGGACAGACGATATGCGTACCCAAGCAGGTATACAATCAAATAACCCATTAGGTTATGCGTTCCACAACACATATATCGCTCCAGTAATTAGTAAGCCATCACTCGCAACAATTAGAAGCATATTCCAAGATGGTAACACACCAGCACAAGACAATCCAGCACTAGCAGGAGCGTCAGGATATGTTGTAACATCTGTTGGCAGTAGTCTGGGACAATATGCTCTAGACGGCACAATAGTTGTAGGAGCGTTTGGTAATTATACTTTCTTAGATGAAAAGCCAGCTGATTACAGTGATAGAGGCCCAGGTATAACTTTATGGGCTCCTGGAACTTATATTCAAAGTTCTTATTCTTCTGCTAGTTCTTATGGTGATCCTAGAAACTCAACTTATAAACTAGGAAAAATTTCAGGAACAAGTATGGCAAGTCCACAAGTAGCAGGTGTTCTTGCTTGTTTACTTGAAACATACCCAGAAATGACTCCATTAGAAGCAAAAAATTTACTTGTTAGCCTTGCTAGTAAAGATGATATACTTGATTCAGGTACAAGCAATTATGAGGATAATCAAGCACTATTAGGTAGCCCTAATTTATTATTAAGATACGTTCAACAAAGAAAAGCAGTCGGCACCGCTTTTCCTAAAAGAAACTTTAAACAAAGACCAACAAGCGGAGTTGCTTATCCAAGGACTCGAATTAGACGTTAGGATAAATAGTTAGTAGGAGCATTTAATGGCAATTCAAGAAATTAATATCGGTAACCTAGTAAACGACGGTACTGGAGATGATATAAGAACAGCGTTCAATAAAGTTAACGCCAACTTCACATCTTTAAGTAATGAACTAGCAGTTACTGGACAAAATTTAGGATCCGGTTCTAGTGTATTTGTTGAAAAAACAAATAACATACTTAAACTGAGATCGATTGCTGCCGGCCCGAATATCAGTGTTACACAGAATACAGATGATATTACAATTGGAACTACACTACAAAATGTATTTGGCTCTATTGTAACTAATAACGGAACAGCAGTGGCAACAACTGCTAATGACACATTACAACTTTTAGAAGGCGCGAATGTAACTATCCAAACAAGCGGAAAAACAGTTACTATCAGTGCCGATCTTGTCAACGCACAACTTACAGGACCTTTAGATTTGAATGGTCAAAGTATTGTAGGTACAGGATCTATTAATATTACAGGCGGAGTAACCTCAACAAATTTTGTAGGTAGCTACGGTGGTGCGACACAACCAAGTATACTCAACGCACTGTTCAATAACGACTTTGGAGGAATTAACGCAAATCCTCAAAACGCAGTTCAAGCACTTTATCAAATTTCAGACTACGATTACGGTACAATCTTAGCACCATCTGATAATAGTGTTGACCTGGGAACGATAACATAACGGAGATAAAAAACAAATGGCCTTAAGAATCAGAAGAGGAACCGACGCAGAGAGATTAACAATCACTCCAGAAAACGGCGAACTCATTTATACAACAGATACAAAAGCACTATACGTTGGTGACAATACAACAGTAGGTGGTAAATTACTTGCTAGTGGAAGCGCAGTAATCAGCAATATAGATCTAAACTCTAACAATATTATTGGGAATGGTAATATTGACATAACTGGTAACATTGATGTTGCTGGTAATATACATGCTACAGGAAATATTACAGCAGATGGAAACCTAACACTAGGTGATGCTGACACCGATTCAATTACTATTAATGCTGACATGGCATCTAATTTGAATCCTGATGTTACTGATACATACGCACTTGGATCAACACTTAAAAGATGGAATGTTGCTGTTATTAAAAGCGTTGAGGCCGACGCTATCACAGCTAACACTATCGCAGGTACGATAGACGGTGATGTTAAAGGTTCAGTATTTGGCGAAGATTCTACTCCGTTAATCGACGCCATTGCTAGTAAAGTAATTGGTCCTATTCAAAATGCTAGTACCGCAGTGTTTACAGGATCAGTGGATATGACCGGTGCTACAGTAACTGGTGATGTTACTGGTAACGTTGTTGGTAACGTTGTTGGTAATGTAACAGGTGATGTTACTGGTGACTTGACTGGTAGAATAACTGACGCCGGCGGCAATGTTGTAGTTTCAATTGACGAGCCAACAGCCTCTGGAAATACGTTATTCACTGGATCTTTCTTAGGAGACCTAAGAGGTTCTATCTTTGGTGACGATTCAACTTTATTGATTGATCAAACTGAATCAGCAATTAACTTAGATGGTACTATTGTAAGCAACATCAGACCAGACGGCGACGGTACTATTGAACTAGGCGGATCACTCAACGGTTTCTCCGATGCTCACATCAGAGGTAAGATTTATATTGGCACATACGACAATGTAAATTTACGTGTAGAAAATCTTTTAAGTGTTGATCGATTAAGTGTTAAAGGTGGTATTGTTACAAGACCACCAGTAGTTACTACACTTAACGGTAACATTCCAACAGGTGTTGGTAGAACTACTGTTGCTGTTAATAACGATTCAAATATCCAAACCGGTGCTATATTTAGACTACCAGGTACAAACGAACTTGTAGTTCAAAGTGTTGCGGCAGGAGTTGTAACAACCACAACTACATTTACAGCATCTGGCGGTAGTGGCGGTGACGCAATTATATTCTATAATCCAGCAGTAGCTAACAATGTTTATACTGATAGTGCTCCTGCGTCCGGTGTTGGTAAACCAGGCGATGGACAAGGATTAACATTTGCTGACGCTAACTACAATTATATTTGTAGAGGCTCTTATGATGGTGTCACAGAGATCTGGACTAGATCAGCGCATGTTGCTTGGTAAGGATTTATTTAAATGGCGATTACATGGAACATTCCGTCAGGCTCGTTAGGAACTATTAACGAGAGACAGAAGCAAGATATCTTATTAGATGCTGGTTCCGATCAAGGTATTTTTACTACCAAAGTAATTGCTGGAAGTATACCCAAAGGCCTTCGAATCGAAAATAATCGAATTGTAGGAACTCCTCTAGAAGTAAAGAAAGAAACTATCAGTAAGTTTGTTATTAGAGCAAGTGATGATAATGATATTTCTGATCGCACTTTTACACTAACAGTACAAGGAGCCGATGAACCATCTTGGGCAACTCCGGAAGGTTTATTACCAGTAGGTCCTAATGACACTTTATTTGTGCTAGACAACGATAAAGTTGACTTTCAATTACAAGTTTTAGATCCTGATATTCCAGCAGGCGATACTATTGAATACTATATTCCATTTAATGGCGGGTCTTTACCACCCGGACTATCACTATCTAAGACAGGTAAAATAAGTGGATTTACTGATCCTATTTTTAGTTTAGAATATAAGATACTTAGTGGTAACTTTGATTTAAACTTATTTGATACAGAACCATATGACCTAGGAACAAGACCCGACAGCGGTTTTGATACATTTGATTTTGATGGCGCAACATTTGATTACTTTGAAGAGACAAAATTTCCTCGCAGACTAACAAGGTACTATCAATTTACTATTGCAGCAACTGACGGTATACACGAGATACGTAGAACATTTCAAATTTATGTTGTAAGTGAAAGTTTTTTAAGATCAGATAATACTATAATGCAAGTAGCAACTGGAGTGTTCCGTGCTGATAATACGTTCTACAGAAACCCTGTATGGATTACTGATCCAGACCTAGGCATCAAAAGAGCAAATAATTATGTTACAGTTTTCTTAGATGTGTATGATCCTCCGACAATGTCAGGATTAATCACATATCAATTTGAAACAGTAAATCCTCAGATAAACGCCAAAACACTTGGCATTAGTTTGTACGATAGAACTTACTTAGATATTGAAATTGAAACTGATGCCAAAGGCAGATGGGAAATGCCTAAGCGAAATCAAAAAGTTGCTGTTAAAGATGTATATGATTTTACAGATAGCACATTAGGTACATATACTATTAATAATGTTGAAACTCTCAACGAAGCAAAAAGACAATTTAGAATTTACATCGATCCACAGTTGGTAGAAAAGATTGGTAAAAATGTAGAAATCATTATTGGAGATACTAGTGAACTGCCTCCAGGGTTAACTGTTGATACGCTCAATGGTGAACTTACTGGACAGATACCATACCAGCCTAGACTTACTACAGAATACAAATTTACTGTAACAGCAAAAGCAAGTTATGAAGGAGTAGTAAAAGCAAGTACTCCTAGAACATTTACTATAAAGATTGTTGGCGAAATTGAAAGCGGCATTGAATGGATTTCAAACTTGAATTTAGGAACACTGTCTCCTAACACAGATAGTAATCTGTTTGTTGATGCTGTTAGTACCTTACGTGGAGGATCTACTGTGTTTATACTAGAGTCAGGTACATTGCCTCCAGGGCTTACACTAATAACCAGCGGTGATATAGTTGGTAAGGTCAATCAAATTGGGAACAGTACACTTAATGGTGTTACAAGATTCTTTAATTGGGATGGCAGTAGTGCTAAAGATTTCGCAACTACAACATACGATAGTGACCTAACATCGTTTGATAGAGTTTACACATTTGTAGTATCTGCTAGAGATATCTTTAACTATACTGAAAGTGCTAAAACTTTCCAAATTACTGTTAATAGTTCTGCTGATACAAGTTTCAGTAACTTATCCTTTAAAGTTTTACAAAAGCAAAGTAAAAGAACTAAATTTAATAACTTTATAAACGATATAAGTGTATTTGATCCTACTAAGATTTACAGATATGGCGACCCGGCATTTGGTGTTCAAAATGAATTAAAAATGTTGATGTATGCTGGTATTGAATCTAAAGATGCTTACACATTTATTAATGCTATGACTAGAAATCATTGGAATAAAAGATTAAAGTTTGGAAAAATAAAAAAAGCCTTAGCGAAAAGTCAAATCACACAAGAAGTAGAATATGAAGCAGTCTATGTTGATATAATTGACGATATGGAAAAGAACGGAAAATCAATTAGTGCTGTTATCAACCTACCAGAAAAAATTAATAGTCCTGTAAGAATTGATGTTAATAACATCAGCGTTGACAGCGATATACAATTAGCAAGTAATAGAGATCATCAACGAGTTTGGCCAAACAGTATCAAGAACATGCGCAAAAGAATTAAAAGCATAGGTAAAAGAGACAGGTTATTTTTACCTTTATGGATGCGCAGTATCCAAGAAGATAGTTTCGTTGAACCAGGGTTTGTAAGTGCAATGCCAATTTGTTACTGTAAACCAGGTATGGCCGACGATATCATATTAAATATAACAAACAGCGGATTTGATTTCAAAATAATGGATTTTGTAGTCGATAGGTACCAGATTGACAATCTTGACACAGTAGCAGGTGATAAATATCTTGCATTTCCGCAACGTGGAGAAAAAGTATAATGGCAAGTAATGTAAACGCAACACCAATTGACGAAACATATCCTATCGCAGGACAGGATAACGATACACAGGGGTTTAGAGATAATTTTAATTATATCAAAACTGCTATAACAACTACCGGTACTGAAATTACCGCACTACAAAACAAAACAGCTGGCTTGAATGTTAGCTCTATTGCTGATGGTGGTAACTTTAACGGACAGATTATTAGCGGTGCTGTGCTAAAAGAAAATAGTAAGAGCATTGTTAACGGAGGCGGAGTAACACAGGCAGCCGTAACATTAGATCACGGACAGGGTGACTATCAAGTTTATCAATTACAAGAAAACGTAACATTTAGTTTTCAAGTAAGTGATTTTGCTGATGATGGTAACTTACAAGAATTTGAAGTTGAATTACGTGGAGACGGTACTCAAAGAACAGTAACCTTTTCAACTAACGGCGACTATGTTCTATTGAAAGACAATAACTTTCCGGCTTCGTTCACTGTAACAAGTTCTAGTGAAATACATATTGTAAAAGTTAAGTTCCGTAAAAGACAAGACGGAACAGCATTTCCGCTGGCGGCCACGGTACTATTAAAATACGAAGGGTCGTACGCAGTCTAATATGCTACATCCATTAAGCCAGGATTTATCACAACTGAAAGATCAAGAAATTGAAATGAAAATTTCGGAACTTTCTAACAAATATCTAGTCGCCCAGCGAATTGGTAATCATGAGCTATTGACACAAGTACAAACATTTGTTACAATATACAGAGAAGAGATGTCTCGAAGGTATAGGAAAACAATGAAAACATCTTCACAGGAAATGGAGAATGGTGACTTGGATCAATTAGTAAATGTTGACAAATAAAGATAAAGACTTAATTACAGGAATATTAACACATGGGCCTGATGTTCTAGAGTCAGCCTATACTAAGGATATTAGTGAAAATATCCAAAAGTATGTTGATAGATGTATAAAAGAAAAATTAAACTATCCTATGCCTATGGTAGACATACCTACGGAAAGAGACTGGTTTATTCCAAACGAATATAAACAAATAGATATTCGTAATTGGTTACTATCAAAATGTACTTCCCAAGAACAAACAGATCGTGTAGAACTTGAACTATCATTGTTTGAAAAACAAGGCATGACAGATATTCTAAATGTTATGATATATGTTGTAGATACACTAAGATCACAAAACATTGTATGGGGTGTAGGAAGAGGCAGTTCCGTTTCTTGCTACTGTCTGTACCTGATTGGGATACATAAGATTGATAGTTTAAAATACGATCTACCAATTAACGAATTCTTTAAAGAAGGAGACTAATATGTCAAAAACAGTAAGAACTATGCAAGGTAAAGAAATTGATATGGAGAAGCTTCAAATGGCAAACGAACTTACTCCAGCAGTTGGCAATGTGAAAGTTAATGCTCGCGGTGATGAACTTGGCCCGGGCGGCAAAATTATTAAAACCCGCGAAGAAGTTATGGGTGATTTTTATAAGCGTAACAAAAACTCTGTACAGCCAGATGAACTTGTGAAAAACGAAAAAACAGACGACGGAGAATAATTAATGGTTACAATTCGAAATAAAACGATCAAACCAATCAAGGATCGAGTACTAGTTTCAGATATGGATTTTGGAGAACAAACTACAAAAGGCGGTATCATTATTAATTCAGATGATGGCAAAGCACACGGTGTGTATCCACGTTGGGGTAGAGTGTTTGCTACTGGTCCAGCACAAACAGATGTGAAAGTAGGCGAGTGGGTATTAATCGCACATGGCCGATGGACACGTGGTATGGATCTTATTAATGATGTTGACGGCGAAGAAGTTACAACAACAATTCGAATGGTTGAAAACGAAGCAATGTTAGCAATCTCAGATGAGAAACCAACAGGACATCAAATTGGAAAAGAATTCACTGATGGACCAGCAACAATACGTCCGGAAGAATTTGGCGCAAATTAATAGAGGTATAAATGACTAATCCATTTAAAGATATCGATACTTTCCAACAGGCATGTGATCAAGAGCCTAGTGAAGCAAACTACAAAATGTATCTTGATTTGATCCGTGAAGAAACAGACGAGCTAGAAGAAGCTATTCAAGATAACGACAAAGTAGAACAACTAGACGCACTAGTTGACATTTTAGTTGTTACTATGGGCGCAATACGATCCGCTGGCTGGGATAGCGAAGGTGCTTGGAAAGAAGTAATGGATACAAACTTTGCTAAGATTAATCCAGACACAGGCAAAGTTCGCAAACGTGAAGATGGTAAAGTGCTAAAGCCAGAAGGTTGGAAAGCACCTGAATTGGCACAATTCATAAAATAATATTAATTTAAGACTTGACTCCTAGCAGTTTATACGCTATAATAGTATATAAATCATTAGGAGTTTTCTTATGAAAATTTTTGTAGTATACATTTGGATGACTATGGCTTATCAGCCGTGGGATATTGTTAAGGTGGGCGAGTTCGCAAACTGTGAGCAAGGTATTGCTACAGCAAATAATTTATATCCGGGATACGTAGCACTACATTGTATCACACCTGACTTAGTACCTCCTGGAGGTACAGGCGCATGAATACTGGAATAACATTCTCATCATTCGATTTATTCCATAGTGGACATGTTGCTATGCTCAAAGAAGCACGAAGCAACTGCGACTATCTCATAGTAGGACTACAAACAGATCCAACTATAGATAGGCCTGAAAAGAATCAACCAATCCAAAGTGTATTTGAACGCTATGTACAACTTGAAGGTTGTAAGTACATTGATGAAATTATTCCATACGCTACAGAGCAAGATCTTGTTGACATACTTTTAACCTATAAAATAGATATGCGATTTATTGGTGAAGAATACAAGCAAGAAAACTTTACCGGAAAGCAGATATGTGTTGACAAAGGCATAGAATTATACTATAATAAGAGACAACATTCATTTAGTACAAGTGGACTAAGGAAAAGGATAGAACAGGCATGAAAAAATTATGGGTAGAAGCATACCGTCCTAAAACTGTAGACGGTTATGTGTTTAGGGATCAAGGACAAAAGAGACAGATTGAAACTTGGATTAAAGATAAAAGTATTCCACATTTGTTGTTTAGTGGTTCAGCAGGCATTGGTAAGACAACACTTGCTAAAATGCTAATTAGCGAACTAGATATACAAGACTTTGATGTATTAGAAATTAACGCAAGTCGTACTAACTCAGTAGATGATGTACGTGATAAAATTATAAACTTTGTACAAATGATTCCGTTTGGTGACTTTAAAGTTGTGCTACTTGATGAGGCTGATTACTTGAGTCCAAACGCACAAGCCGCATTACGTGGTGTAATGGAAGAGTATCATAGCACAGCAAGATTCATGTTAACCTGTAACTATCCTAACAGAATTATTCCTGCTATTCATTCACGTTGTCAAAACTTTCACTTTGAAAAAATTGATCAAACAGAATTTACAGCTCGAGTAGCAACTATCCTTGTTGAAGAAAACGTTGAGTTTGATTTAGATGTGCTAGACACTTATGTTAAAGTAACATACCCAGACTTACGTAAATGTATCAATATGGTACAGCAGAGTGTTATCGAAGATAAACTTGTTGCTCCTAATCAAAGTGATGCTGGCGAAAGCGAGTGGAAGTTTGAAATGGTTGATTTGTTTAAAGCAGGTAAGATCAATGAAGCACGTAAGATGCTTTGTGGTAAGTTACGTGCCGAAGAGATGGAAGAAGTATTCCGTTGGTTATATGATAATATTGATATATTTGGTGAGGAAGACAATCAGCAAAAAGCCATTTTACTAATTAAACAAGGTTTAGTTGACCACACACTTATTAGCGATCCAGAGATTAATCTCTCTGCTACATTGATCAAGTTGGGAAGGATATGACATACTTAGTAAATGATAGTTGTATTAAATGTAAACACACAGACTGTGTAGAAGTGTGTCCAGTTGATTGTTTCTACGAGGGTGAAAACATGCTAGTAATTAGTCCAGACGAATGTATTGATTGCGGTGTATGCGTACCTGAATGTCCTGAAGATGCTATTATTTCAGACAATGATGACAGCCTCAAAGAATCTTCTGTAGATTGGCTAGCATACAATACAAATAAATCTGCTGAGTGGCCGAACATTACTGAAAAGCAAGATCCGTATCCCGAATACGAAAAGTACCAGATAATGGAAGACCGTATCAAATTTTTAGATGAGTAGTGCTGTTTCCAGCACTACTTTGATTTATCTAAGTTATATGTAATTCTCCATAAATTGCTAACACTTCCTTGACAGCTTCGTGCCTTTCAATGTCATCTGATGTAAAGCGACAAACGTCAATGCGTTTTTGTGATTCAAAATTGTTATAAAGATTTAAAAATTCCAACAACCCATTCTTGTCTGGTCTGTCAGCCTGTTGTAAATCTCCAGTAACGATCATAGATGAACCGGTACCGAGTCTAGTCAAAAGCATCTTCATCTGACTAGGAGTAGCGTTTTGCATTTCGTCTGCTATAATAATACTATTCTTAAAAGTTCTACCACGCATATATGCTAATGGTGAAATTTCAAGAACTCCTTCAGCTATGAAACCTTGGATTTCTTTCGCATAAAAGTACTCTTCAAACACATCAAAAATCGGTCTTGTCCACGGAGCCATTTTTTCATTTAAGTCTCCAGGTAAAAACCCATGTTGTTCATCCACACTTACAGCGGGTCTTGTAACAACTACCTTATCTACTTCACCTTCTTGGAACATCTTTACTGCTTGTTGACAAGCAATCATTGTTTTGCCTGTACCCGCTGGGCCAATAGCAAAAACAATATCTTTTGATTGATCTTGTAACTTGAGTAAGTAATCTTCTTGATTTAAGTTTTTAGGATATATTGTTACTTTATTTTTTTTTCGTGGAAGGAATTGTTTAAATTGTACTACGTTTTGGTCTTGGTTTACAGCTAATTTAGCCGCTTTTTTCTTCTTTCTCAAAGGATAGCCTCCTATTTTGAATAATAGTGCCGGCATGAACTCTCCGTATATTTCATCTTCGTATTCATATCCGAACACAAAAATATTTACGTTTAAAGAACATATCATAAAAACTAACTATATAGATTACTAGTTGATAAATACAATATAACAAATAAGCGAGAAATAGATGGCTGATATTAAAACAATCATTAGTACAGTAGAGAACGTATACAACGATAATAATGCGTTAAACATACTTAAAGACTACGAGCGTGTTTTAGACGAACTAGGCGTGTACGTTTACGAGAACTGGGAAGATGGTGAACTAGTTGCTGGTCCGCATGATCAGAAATACTTTGTAGCTTGTCAATGGATGTGGCCAGAAAAAGACATGCCTAATCCTAAAGGAGGCCAGCGTTTACTAGACTATGGCTGTAAGGTTACATTTAAGAAAGACGAAATTAAATCAGTGAGAAAAATTAAGACACCAGCTGATATTAGACCAGGAACTAAAAAAGGTAAAATTGACTTAGAAACTATTTGGGTAGTTGAAGTGTCAATTCCAAAGAAATTAATGTTTGATATTAACAAAGGCTATAGAGGGCTTGATGCTAACACTAAAGAGATGTCTACACCAACACCTAGTATTGATAGTTCCGACGATTTAATTCAAGCACCAGAAGCATCAGAAGTACCAGCAGGAGCTGAATAATGGGATTAAGAGCAGGCGACCTTAAAGATTTAGTTTTAAATACATTCGAAGTTGATAACTTCCAAAGCAAAATGGGAGAAGACAGAGATGTATGCGTTGTATCTTTTATAGCAAGACAGCGAGCACCAGCAAGAGATATGATGGAGTTTATTGAAAAAGGCTACAACTTTGTACTTGATAGTGATGTAAGCGCAGGCGAAGATAGAGATGGAAACTATCACGTGTTTGTTGAACTAGAAAGAGACGGTCAGCTACCAAGAAATATTGAAGAATTAACAGATGGTGTTTCTAAACTATGCGGATTAGAAAATTGGAAGTTTAAACATTATAAAAATAACAAGTCATTTGAACTTGGTGCGTTAAGTGAAGTAATTAGTAAGTCACCAATTGAATACGATTCTATGATGGAAAACATTAGAGTAGAAAGTATTAATCGGTTCTTTGGTAAAACATATAAAGATGAAATTGTTGTTGAAGGCAATTCAGTAACAATTAAAAAGGCTTTTGGAGTTTCATTTAACTTTGCTATTGAGACTTTTGGAAATAAAAAAGACATAGACAAAGACCTATCAGAAACAATTAAGATTGATACAAAAAGCACAGCTGAAGTATTGTGGTTAACAAAACTGCTAGGCGAAATGAATATTACAAAATACGGCGATAGCTTTGTACTTGAAAACGGCAATAGAGCTATGAAAATTAATATAGAAAGGTTTTAACTTATGCTAACAGCAGAGCAATTTAAAGAACTATTTCCAAGATGCGCAGATCCAGATGGTTGGGTTGATGCGATGAACGAAGTATTTCCTAAGTACGAAATTAATACACCACAACGTATTGCGGCATTTATTGCGCAGTGTGGTCATGAATCAGGCGGTTGGAGAGTGTTCTCTGAAAACCTAAACTACAGCGCAAAAGCTCTCAATGCTGTATTTGGAAAATATTTTGCAAGAGCTGGAAGAGATGCTGATGAGTATCATAGACAACCCGAAAAAATTGCTAACGTTGTATACGCTAATCGTATGGACAATGGTGATACTGATAGTGGTGATGGCTGGCGTTTTCGTGGACGTGGACCTATCCAGCTAACAGGAAAACACAACTATGCTAAGTTTTCTGAAGACATGGACGTAGATGCTGTTGATAATCCAGATATAGTTTCAGAAGATAAAGAGGTAGCACTAATGAGTGCTATTTGGTATTGGAATTCAAATAACTTAAACCGTTATGCTGATAACAGTGATATTAAAACACTTACTAAACGTATCAACGGCGGATATATTGGTCTTGAAGATCGTATACATCATTGGGAAATGGCGCTAGAAGCACTAGGCGAAGAAGTAGAAACACACCATGGTAGTGAAGATGAAGACGATTCATTTGATCTAGATGAGATTGGTGTACTACGCAAAGGTGCTAGAGGCGATGGTGTTAAGATGATGCAAGAAGCATTAGGTATTGGAGCAGACGGAGTATTTGGTCCAGGTACTGAACGTGCTTTAAAAGAATGGCAAAGTGCTAACGGCTTAACTGCTGATGGTATTGCTGGTCCAGCCACATTAGGCGAATTACTTAACTAAATACACATATGTTCAGTTCAATTAAAATAGCGTTTGTTCTTGTAATCATTGGTCTTGCTGGTGGCGGATTTCTCTATGTTAAAAAATTACAAAGTGATTTAGAAACTGCTAGAGCAAATGTTGCTAAGATGGAAATTGCTGTACAAACTAGCGAACAAAGTTTAAAACTAGTACAAAACGAAACTGTAAGACTTGGCAAATTAAACACTCAACTAGGTGCTACTTTACAAAAGTCAGAGCAGTACGGAGATGAACTTCGTGCTACTCTAAACAAACATAACTTAACACACTTGGCTAACAAAAAGCCAGGACCAATTGAAAAGAGGATGCAAAATGCGACTAATAAGCTATGGCGCGATCTTGAGTCTATTACTACTGTCCCTTCAGGGGTGCAGTCTACTGAGACCGGAACCGCAGATACAAGTAGTAACTAACACTGTAAAAACTACTGTACCAATCGTTTCACATCCAAAACCCGTACAAATGAACGACATAAAAATTTATGTTGTAGCACCTGGTGAAAATTTAGAAGAATTTAAAAAAGAGTTTGAAGCAAAGAACGGCGGAGATGCCTATATTGCTATTAGTATAAAAGATTACGAAAATCTATCAAAAAACTTTGCCGAACTAAGACGCTATATAGAACAGCAAAAAGCAATCATATTGTATTATGAAGACGCAGTAAAACCAGAAAAGAAACCATCTAAAACAGAATAAATATTTTTGTCATAAGGAGCGATTAAATGGACGAAGAAATTAAAGCATCAGGTCACCATCCAGCAGATACAAACGGCGATGGTAAAGTAAGTGAAAAAGAGCAAGCAATGTATCTAGAGTTCAAACGTAAAGAACTTGAAGATGCCGATGCGATGCGTGACGCACAACGCAATATGGCATGGTTCGCATTGTTTGGTATGTTACTATACCCGTTTGCTGTTGTTCTAGCAGTTCTTATTGGTTTAGACCAAGCAAGTAAAATTCTTGGTGACATGGCTAGTGTATACTTCGTTTCAGTTGCAGCTATTGTAGCGGCATTCTTTGGAACACAAGCAATGGGCAGTAAGAAAAAGTAATTCAAGAAATAAAATACTAAACGCCTAGAGTGCTAAGTAATTGTATGGATTACTATGATACCTTAGGCGTTTCTAAGAACGCCTCCGATAAAGAAATTAAAACAGCATTTCGCAAACTTGCGGGACAGCATCACCCCGACAAAGGCGGTGATCATAAAAAGTTTGTAGAAATAAAAGAAGCATACGAAGGTCTAAGTGATCCACAAAAAAGACAAATGTATGATCAATTCGGAACAACTAATCCCCAACAAAGGCAACGCCAATATACGTCACAAAATTTTCACGGTGGCGGAATGGATGATATTTTTAATCAAATGTTTGGCAACTTTGGTATGGGGCAAAGACAACGTAGCAATAACACTATCCAAGCAGACGTACAAATTGAACTTGAAGATGTATTATACGGTAAATCAATTGATGCTGAAGTAGGCTTTAAAAACGGACATACTAAGTTAGTTACTATTAATATACCAAAAGGCGTGTATCATGGTAGTCAAATTAGATATCAAGGAATGGGCGATCACAGCAATCCTAAGTTACCTCCCGGTGACTTAATTGTACGTGTTAATGTTAAACAACATTATCAGTTTAAAAGACAAGAAGACAACCTTTATATTGATCAACACATAAGCGTATATGATGCTATACTAGGTACTGACATAAAAGTAACAACATTAGATAGAAAAACATTTACTGTAACAGTACCAGCAGGGTCACAACCAGACACTGTTCTTAGTTGTAAAGGAGAAGGCTTACCCAACCCTCACAACAATAACAGGGGTAACTTGTTAATTAGAGTTAAGGTAACAGTTCCAAAAGGACTATCAAAGAAACATATTAGAACATTGGCGGATTTAAGAGATGGCAGAATTTAAATTAGGACAGCACGAATCACTTTATCAAAAAAGCGAGCCTTGGAACTTTGACCGTGATACTGATGCTGTAAAATTAGAAAAAGACATGTGCGAATTTATGATTGAAAATAAAGGCATTGGACTTTCAGCAAATCAAATAGGATTGCTTAAAAGAGTTTTTGTAATGGGCAGTACAAGTATTCCAGGATTTCCTAAACCTTTTGCAGTTTTTAATCCAGAAATTACAAATTACAGTAATACTAATATATCAGACGAGGAAGGATGTTTAAGTTTTCCAGGTTTGTATTTTAAAGTTTCTAGGCCTGAATGGATAGAAGCAAAGTTTCAGGATAGAGAAGGCAATGTACATGAAGTGAAAATGGATGGATATGTTGCTAAATGTTTCCAACATGAGCTTGATCATTTAGAAGGAATATGTTATACTGATAGAGTTAGTAAATTAAAAATAGATCTTGCTATTAAAAAGATGAGGAAAAAGAATAAACATGCTAGAACCTAGTGATAAATTACAGGCAATATTTGAACATGCCATTACAACCGCTCGAAAGTTAAAACACGAGTATGTTACAATTGAACATCTAATGTTTAGTATTATGTGCGACAGCGACACATATAGATCACTAGAAGAGTTCGGTGCGAAGTCTGATTACATTAAAGCTAATCTAGAACATTATTTAAAAAACAATTTAACTGATTTGGTAACTGAAAGTACAGAAAAGCCAAAACGTACAAACAGTGTAGAACGTGCTTTAAATAGAGCGTTTACACAAACATTATTCAGTGGAAGAAATAGAATTGAAATCGAAGATATGATACTGTCTGTGTTAGGTGAAAAGAAAAGTTTTGCTTACTACTACTTAACCAAAGGCAATATTAATAAAGATAAGTTTTTAGAATACTTTACTGATCGCTTTGAAGGCGAACTACTTGAACATGAAGATGAACAAAAACTTTCACAAGGGCAGTTAGATAAAATTCTGAATTCATATTGTGATAATTTAACACTTAAAGCAAAGCAAAAGAAAATTGATCCTCTTATTGGTCGTGCTACAGAACTTGAGGATATTCAATTAGTACTAGCAAGACGTATGAAGTCTAATGTACTTCTAATTGGAGAGCCAGGTGTAGGTAAAACTGCCCTTGCTGAAGGACTTGCTTTAAAAATTGTACAAGGAAAAGTTCCTTCATTTATTAAAAATCATGTAGTATGGACACTTGATATTTCAGCACTACTAGCAGGAAGCAAGTATAGAGGTGACTTTGAAGAAAGACTAAAAGCAGTTCTTAAAGCATTAGAAAAGAAAGGCAATGTGATCTTATTCATTGACGAAGCACATATGATGGAAGGTGCGGGTGCGGCAAATGGTAGTTCAAATGATCTAGCAAACATGTTAAAGCCAATGCTAACTAAGGGAACTATGAAAGTTATTGCTTCGACAACTTGGGAAGAGTATCGCAAGCACTTTGAAAAAGATCGTGCGCTTATGCGTAGATTCCAGCGTGTAACAGTTGACGAGCCTAGTTCAGAACTTACAGTTAAAATTATACGTGGTCTTAGACGTTACTACGAACAGTTTCATAAAGTTAAAATTACAGACGGCGCTATTGACCAAGCAGTTAAGATGTCTGTAAAGTATATGACAGACAAAAAATTACCAGACAAAGCAATTGATATTATTGATTGTGCGTGTGCTAGATATAAAGTTAAAGATGTAGATGTAGGGGACGAAGTTAATTTTGTTGACATTGAACAAATCATGTACGAAGTTAGTAAGATGACTAATATTCCAATGGAGAATGTGTCACAAAGAGAAAGTGAAACACTTGCTAATCTAGAACACAGTCTTAAAAACAGTGTGTTTGGACAAGACGTAGCAATTGAAAACTTGCTTGATAAAATCTTTGTATCACAATCAGGTATGAAAGCAAACGACAAACCTATTGGTTGTTTCTTGTTTGTTGGACCTACAGGTTGTGGTAAAACTGAAACAGCAAAACAACTTTCAGAAAAGATGAGTATGCCCTTAGTACGTTTTGACATGAGTGAATATCAAGAAAAACACAGCGTTGCTAAACTAATTGGTTCGCCTCCAGGGTATGTAGGATACGAAGAAGATGCTGGTCAGCTTATTACACAACTACAAGAAAATCCTAATTGTGTACTATTGTTAGACGAAGTAGAGAAAGCACACAAAGATGTGTCAAACATCTTATTACAAATTATGGATAACGGATTTGTTACAGGCGGCAACGGTAAAAAAGCAGATGCTCGTAATTCTATTGTTATTATGACATCAAACTTGGGTGCGGCAGATAACGAACGCAACAGTATTGGCTTTGACGATCTTGAAGTAAACGACGAAGATCTAAAAGCAGTTAAAAAATATTTTGCTCCGGAGTTTAGAAACAGACTAGACTCAGTTGTACGTTTTGAAAAACTTGCTCCAGAAAGTGTACGTGTTATTGTAGATAAGTTTATCAAAGAACTTAATGATCAAATCAAAGACAAGCATGTTGAGATTATTTTAGATGGACCATCAAGAGAATGGTTGTCTGAAAAAGGATACAGTCCTAAAATGGGTGCTAGACCTTTGAGTCGAATCATTGATAAAAATATTAAATCACCGCTTAGTAGACGTATGCTATTTGGAGATTTAAAAGAAGGTGGACGAGTGTTTGTTACTATTAAAGATAACGAGCTTGCTTTTGATATTGTTAACTTAGGTGATGAATTAGATAAGTTTCAAAGACGAGCTTTAAAAGGCCACAATAGAATACAGAAAGGGAATCTGTTACCAAATGCCGTTAGTACACAAAGAAACTAAAAAACTTTTCTATAACAAATGGATCTATAAGATTGGATTAAGTATCCAAGGTTGTAGCATTCTCCGAATGAAAACTGGGCAAGCCCTAGAAGATTTTTTAAGTGAACTACCTTTTAGCTTTCCAGGATTACAACATTCTGGTAGCTTACAAGCAAGAGCTATGAATTCAAAAGGCACACTAATTAAATTAAACTTGCTATTACAATCATACGACAAGAAAACATACTCTAGAAGAATAGAAGGTGAATTCTTTGACATATACACAAACAATAAAAATATTATTTCAGAAATCCAAAGAGAGTTTGCCACATATGTTAGATTAATATCAAAACCAAAAGTTAAAAATATTGATCTTTTATTAAAAAACGAACATTCGATTTTTGTACGCTCTTTGCCTAAAGAAAAATACGAATACAGAGTATATCTTAAACCGCATAGAGTTGACCAAGACAAGAAGTCCAGTTTCTTATCTTGGTTAGAAACACAAGGAGATGCTACATCTATTAGTCCAAGTTTGATTGATTGGTTTACTAAGTGTAGTATGAACTGGGACAGACGCTATATTTTAGTCGACAATGATAAAACACTGTTAATGATTAAGTTACACACACCAGACGCAGTAGGCACAGTGTACAAATACCAAGTAACGGATAAATAATAGTATGCCAACACAAAGTATTGTATTATTAACGAACGAATCAACAGAAGCAGTAAACAGCGCCACCTACTCTTATTCAGAGAAACAAAAAGGCGATGGTTACTATAATCTAGGTGACGGGTTACATACTGTAACTTACCGTACAGATTCCTTTGAAGGAACTATTAAGATTCAAGGAACACTTGCTATGACACCTACAGACGATGATTGGTTTGATATTACAGGTACTGATTTTGGAACAGACAGCACTTCCGAAACGTCAGCATATCGTAACTTTACAGGCAATTTTGTATGGGTTAGAGCCGCATATAACATTGTTGATGGAACAATTTCCGAAATCCGTTATAATCACTAACTGCGCAACGACGATAAATATAGTATAACATAACCTTAGGGGACTTTATACAATGCGCGACATTATTCAAAAACTCAAGCAAATTGAGGAGTCACAAACAGAATCAGCGGGGCCACAGGTTGGCGACGAGTTTGGACTTAGTTTTTCAGAAAATTTAGAAATTTCAACCACTATTACAGATGTATTAGAGGACGGCATCGTTGTTGACATGGACGACGAAGCACTAGCACACGTTCAAGAAAACGGTGCTTTTTTATATGACGGGGAAGTATTCGAACAAGAAATCGAAGAAGGCGAACGTCATGGTAATGATAGTATGTACGATAAGTGTCTTAAAGGTTGGCGCAAAAAGCCAGGAGCAACACGCGGCTCTAAAGGGTCTTGTATTAAAGATGATATACAAACCGAAGCAGTTTCTATTGATAAACCTGCTGACAGAGACAACCCATGGTATAAGTTAGCATTATTATTATCAGAAGAAGGTGAAAAGATTCCATTAAAGACTGACGAAGGTATTAAACTATCAGACGATGTTTTAAAACTTGCCGGTATGATGAATCAAGATCAAATCCAATCTCAAAAAGGTATGGTAGCATTTATTAAACAATCCAGTGATCCTAAGGCACTTGGAGAAATTGTTAATAAAACTATTAGAGAGTTTAAAGCAGGCAGAGAAATGGATCGTACTAGAGTTAAAGAGCCAGCTGATTCAGATGCTTATCAAGGTATGGAAGGTGTACAAACTGAGAATGATTTAGCAAATGTTCCTTTAGATGATTACTTAAAAAGATTTGAAGTAGGTGATACCGTAATTCCAAAAGAAGAAGGCCCAGATCAAGCACCAGGTAAATGTATTAAAGTTAAAGGCGACAAGTGTATGGTTAAGTTCGCAGACGGTTCAACCAAAGTATTTTCACATGATGAATTAGAACCTACTGATGCTAAAAACTTACCTAATATGAAAAACGAAGATGACATGGAACGTGGCATGGGGGCTTTAGATAAATTTAGAGAGTTACATAGAAAAGGTATTGGCTCAAATGATGACGAAGTTGTTTTGAAAGAGTTGATTGAAGTAATTAATGATGATGCTTTATTTGCAGATGAATTTCCAGAACTTAAAGCATTTACAAGTGCATCAGAGTTTGACGACTCAGAGATAGTAACAGCAAAAGATGTACCTGGTGATACTGCTGATGAAAAAATTGAGTCACTTGTAAAAGCAATTGGTGATGATTCATGGGTAGATGATTTCGCTCAAGGGTTAATGAAAGATTTTAACATGGGAGAAAACGCAGAACTTGATAGAATCAAAGAACTTTCTGGTTTAAAAACAGAAGGACATGGTCCTGAAATTGATGCTTTCTTTGAAAAAGTTGCGGCGGCTGACGATGGGGCTTATGATATGCTACAAGATGCTGTGTCAGGAAAATATGGTGAACAGATTATGAATGCCTGTACAGATATGTACAGCGATATTGCCAGTGACAACGGTTATCATCATGATGATGATTTTGAAAAAATCTATGATCGTATGATAGATAATATTCAAGATGATTATGGCAAAAAAGAAAGTACTGTTGATGAAGCAGAATACCAAGGACGTAAAGTTTCTTTAGGCAAGCCAACAAGTGGCGATGTTAAAAAGTTTAAAGTATATGTAAAGAATCCAAAAGGCAATGTTGTAAAAGTTAACTTTGGTGATCCTAACATGAGAATTAAAAAGTCTAATCCGGCAAGACGTAAAAGTTTCCGTGCTAGACACAACTGCGCAAATCCAGGGCCAAGACACAAAGCACGTTATTGGAGTTGTAGAAAATGGTAAAAACAGTAGCAGAGGAAATTAGAGAACTAGGCGATCGTTTGATGGCAATACAGGAAGGTCCAGAAATGTGTCCAGAAGCATGTTGCGGCAAGCCTGTAACAGAATGTAAGTGCGGAC